TATTTTTAAAACTCTTTTGAAAGCAGGCGAATGCAGCGCTCATACAGCTTATCGGTTGATTTTGAAGCACCATTCTGAAGCACCGTATTAGCAAGTCTGAAAAGAGCACGGCGAGATGATCTGCGCTTACAAATCGCGGCAAGCTTTAAAGCTTGCTTGTAAAAAGTTAAAGCAAATCCGATTCTCTCCTTACCATATTGACAGTGAGAATAAGAATCGGAGAAAAGCTCACAAAGCTTTAAACGTTCGTCTATAGTATGGCTCATTTTGTAAATTTTATACTCCTTAACGGAGTGGATGAGAGCAGTAATTGCTGGAGCAATAATAGCGGCAATAGCTGTTATATACGCAGATGTAACGGTGAAATCATTATCCATAAGATTTAACTTCCTTTATGCATTTGATATTTAAAGGATAAGAGAATCTAAGGGAAAAGTCAATGGCATTTGGAGAAGTAACAGGAAAGGAGATGAAGCAAGATAGAGAATACAGCATTACTGATAAATTTATTTGCAACGCTGTTGAATTCGATAGCAATAATTTGCCTTGCACTTAGCATGAGAAGATAACAGGAGGCGGCTTAAAGATGGTTTATACAGAATCCATACGGGGGTATCCATACATGAAAAAAGAGCAACTCGCAAAGGAATTCCAGATCAGCACTGGAACCGTAAGAACGAGACTATTCGAAATTGAGAATCAGATAAAAAATGGACGCTACAACGATTACGCCATTATCCGGGATGGAAACATTGTCCTGATCAACGTTCTGGTGTTTATTGATTATCTTACTTATCGGCGTCAGCTTCTGGACAGCAATGCCAGGAAGTATACTCCGGCATTTCATCCGGAAAAGCTGGTGCAGATGATCGGTTGGAGCAACCGGGCTGTTGTGGAAGAAGGTGCCGGTGGTGAAGCGTAACATAATCATATCTGTCATCATAGGCACCCTTGCTACATACCTGCCGTTCTGGCAGTGGGACGGACTGCAGGTTGCAGGAGCTATAGCATTATCAATGCTTGCATGGATGCTGATACAGGGCACAGAGCCAGAAGGGAGGAGACCATGATTTTAGAAAAAATGATAGATGAGTTGTATGAGCTTTCGAAGAAAGCTATAGCAAGCGGAATCCATGTAAGTTTCGAAATAGGATTAGCTGGATATCCATGCCGGATTTGGGTGGAGGAACCTTCAGAAAGCAAAATGACTGCTTATGATATCTATCGTGAAGAAGTAATGATGAAAGAATCCGTTAAAAACTACGAAGCAGCCAGGGAGCATCTTACACGGTTGTTAAAAGAAAATGGATCCTGAGAGTGGGAGCTCATCAGGATCCGGTGTCCAAATGGACAAAAAAAGTTTATCACCCTTTCATTGTAGAGGAGAAAGAGAGAAAAATCAATGAAAACATTAAAAATTTCAGCAGATAACGAAATCTCAATTATTGATGTGAATTTTGACGATTTCAAGAGTATTCAGAAGGCTTTAGGAGGCCATTTTGAAACTGTCCATACCGTCAAAATGAATAATTACTTTCAGGAACCAGTGATTATGTTGGTAGATGAGGAAGGGTATTTTAAGAATCTGCCATTAAATCGTTTTGGAAGCTGGATGTACGACATGCCAAGACATGGTTCTCCAATCTTAGGAGATGTGCTCCTGGCGGAAGCGCGTTATGAAGATATTATGGCAGTGCAGGAACCAGAAAAACTGATGGAGAAACTGCTAAATGATTTTGAGTTTTTGAAAAAGGAGAAAAGATAAGATATGAGCATGAAGATTAACCGTCTCGAAATCGAGAATGTAAAACGTATCAAAGCAGTAAAGTTGGAACCTGCACAGAACGGCTTAACCATCATTGGCGGAGATAACCAGCAGGGCAAAACCTCAGTTCTGGATTCCATCGCCTGGGCACTTGGCGGGGAACGTTACAAACCTTCCCAGAGTACAAGAGAAGGCTCCATGGTGCCGCCGAACTTACATATTGTGATGAACAATGGTTTGGTAGTGGAGCGTAAGGGAAAGAACAGTGCCCTCAAGGTTACGGACCCGAATGGTCAGAAGGCCGGACAGCAGCTGCTTAATGAATTTGTGGAACAGCTTGCCCTGGATCTTCCAAGATTTATGGAAGCCTCCGGAACAGAGAAGGCAAAAGTGCTTTTGCAGATCATTGGCGTGGGACCTCAGCTTGCAGAACTGGAAAAGGAAGAAAAAGAGCTTTACCAGGAGCGTCTGTATGTAGGACGTACCGCTGATCAGAAAGAGAAATTTGCAAAAGAGCAGCCCTATTATCCGGAGGCTCCAAGAGATCTGGTGTCACCCTCCGAGCTGATCAGACAGCAGCAGGAGATTTTGGCAAGGAATGGCGAGAACCAGAGAAAGCGTGATCAGGCTGCGCAGCTCCGGGAATCTGTGAAGCGTGCCCATGAGGAAGTAATCAGATTGTCTGAGCTTCTGGAAGCAGCCAAGCTGAAACATCTGCAGCTGGTAAAAGATCTGGATATTGCAGAGACTTCTGCAAAGGATCTGACGGACCAGTCCACAGAAGAACTGGAAGCTAATATCTCCAATATCGAGGAAATCAACCGTAAAGTCAGAGCCAACCTGGATAAGGAAAAAGCGGAGGATGACGCCAAAGAGTACCGTACCAAGTACGACAATCTAACAAAGCAGCTGGAAGAGACAAGGGATAAGAAGAATGAGCTTCTGACTTCTGCAGAGCTTCCTCTTCCAGAGCTATCCGTAAAAGATGGAGAGCTGGTCTATAAAGGCCAGAAGTGGGACAACATGTCCGGTGCGGAACGTCTGAAGGTTTCTACCGCTATTGTCCGCAAACTGAACCCGCAGTGCGGTTTCGTTCTTCTGGACAAGCTGGAGCAGATGGACAGAAAGACACTGCAGGAGTTTGGAGAGTGGCTGGAAGCAGAAGGACTCCAGGCAATTGCTACCAGAGTTTCTACTGGTGATGAGTGCAGCATTATTATTGAAGACGGTTATGTGGTTGGACAGGAACATCCGGAAGAACCACAGCAAAAAGCATGGAAGGCAGGTGCATTTTAAATGGAAATTATCAGAGGTGTGATTCCCTGTGCAAAGAAGGTGGTCATTTACGGACCAGAAGGAATTGGCAAATCCACTTTTGCCAGCAAGTTCCCAGATCCGGTGTTTATTGACACGGAAGGAAGTACCAATTCAATGGATGTTGCGAGACTTCCCAAGGCGTCCAGCTGGCAGATGTTGCTGGACCAGGTGGATTATGTCCGCTCACATCCGACTATGTGCAAGACACTGGTCATAGATACCATTGACTGGGCGGAATCTATGTGTATCCGGCATATCTGCGACAAGCACAGAAAGTCCGGTATTGAGGACTTTGGTTACGGAAATGGTTATGTTTATGTAAAAGAAGAATTGGGGAAATTCCTCAATCAGCTGACAGAAGTTGTAGAGGCTGGTGTCAACGTGGTCCTTACTGCACATGCGCAGATCCGGAAGTTTGAACAGCCGGATGAACTGGGAGCTTATGACAGATGGGAGTTAAAGCTTGGAAAGAAAACAGCATCCCAGACCTCCCCACTGATCAAGGAATGGGCGGACATGCTACTGTTTGCCAATTATAAAACATTCTCTATTGCGGTGGATGATAAAGGGAAAAAGAGGAAAGCCCAGGGCGGTGAGCGTGTGATGTATACCACCCATAATGCCTGCTGGGATGCAAAGAACCGCTACGGTCTGCCAGATGAAGTCCCATTCAGTTATGATTCCATCCGGACAATCATTGAGGGAAATGCCGTGCCAGTAAAAGAAACACAGCCAAAATCCGTACCAGCGCAGCAGCCGGTACAGGCTCAGCCAACTGTACAGCCTCAGCCGACTACGGTACAGGAAGCTACAAAGACAGAACCTGCTGTTACTGTTGGGGAGCAGATGAACCTTCCGCTTAATGAACCACAAAAGACTCCGGAACCGACAGCAAGGAGCAGCACCATTGATCCCGGAATCCCTAAAGCTTTACGTGACCTGATGGAGAGTAACCAGGTAGATGAATGGGACATCCAGAACGTAGTGGCAGCAAGAGGGTATTATCCCTCTGATGTAAAGGTGAAAGATTATGACATGGACTTTATCAATGGCTGTCTGATCGGGGCATGGCCACAGGTCTATGGAATGATCAAAGAAATGAAAGCGACACAACAGGTGCCGTTCAATTAAAGGAGGATAAAAATTTATGGCAGCAGAAGGAAGAGAGTTAGGCTGGGAGGATTCCATCAAACAGGATGCCCAGGATTATGAGCCAATTCCAGAAGGGGATTATAACGTAACAATTGAGAAATTTGACCGTAGCAGATCTAAAGGTGAGGGTAAGCTCCCTCCATGCAATATGGCAGTTGTTTATTTTACGGTGCATGTTCCAGAACGTGAGGTTACCATCCGTGAAAATTATGTACTGCATACCAGTTTGGAGTGGAAGCTGTCTGAGCTGTTCCGTGGCGTTGGCCTTAAGAAGGAGGGAGAAGAACTCCGTATGGACTGGAGTGCACTTCCTGGCAAGACTGCGCGCGCTAAGATCGGACTGAAGCCTGGAATTAAGGATCCAAACAAGAAGTTCAATTACATTGAAAAGCTGTATCCAAAGGATACCAGTAAACCTGCATTTACACCGGGAGGCTTTTAAAAATGGAACTAAGGCCGTATCAAAAAGAAGCGAAGGAAGCTATTTTTGAACAGTGGGACAGCGGGGTGTTAAAAACCCTGCTGGTCCTTCCTACAGGCTGTGGAAAGACTGTGGTATTTGCCAAGGTAACAGAGGAATGTGTCCGTAAAGGTGACCGCGTACTGATCCTGGCACACAGAGGGGAACTGCTCGATCAGGCAGCAGATAAGCTGATGAAGACAACCGGGCTTGGATGTGCCCTGGAAAAGGCAGAAAGCTCCTGCCAGGGCAGCTGGTTCCGGGTAGTGGTTGGCTCTGTACAGACATTGATGCGCGAAAAGAGGCTGGGAAGTTTCCCGGCTGATTATTTTAATACCATCATTATTGACGAAGCGCACCATTGTATTTCTGACAGCTATCAGAGAGTGCTGCAGCATTTTCCGGAAGCACAGGTGTTAGGTGTGACGGCAACGCCAGACCGTGGGGATATGCGAAACCTTGGCGTATATTTTGAATCCCTGGCTTATGAATACACCCTTCCTAAGGCAATCAAGGAAGGATACCTGTCCCCGATCAAGGCGCTGACAATTCCACTCAAGATCGACATGAGCAGCGTTTCTGTACAGGCAGGGGACTTCAAGGCGAGTGAGATTGGTACCGCGCTGGATCCATACCTGGAAGGAATCGCCCAGGAGATGCAGAAATACTGCATGGATAAAAAAACTGTGGTATTTCTGCCGCTGGTAAAGACCAGCCAGAAGTTCCGGGATCTCCTAAATGCTTATGGTTTCCAGGCAGCAGAAGTAAACGGAGACAGCCAGGACCGGGCGGAAATCTTACAGGACTTTGATACAGGTAAATACAATGTGCTTTGCAATTCCATGCTTCTGACAGAAGGATGGGACTGCCCGTCTGTTGACTGCATTGTGGTCCTTCGTCCGACTAAGGTAAGAAGCCTTTACTGTCAGATGGTAGGGCGTGGCACCAGGCTGTCGCCGGATACTGGAAAGGATCATCTGTTGTTACTGGATTTCCTCTGGCATACAGAGCGGCATGAACTGTGCCACCCCGCAAGTCTGATCTGTGAGAATGAAGAAGTAGCCCAGAAGATGACGGAGAACCTGGAACAGGAAGCCGGGATTGCA